TTGGTACACCCAAAGGACACAACCACTTCAAAGAGTTGCGAGACAGGGCAGAGAAAGAGGATGGATGGGGTCTGCTTGAGTTCAAAGCCTCTGAGACAGGGGTAGTAGATGAGACAGAACTAAGGGCTGCTAAGAATGAGATGGGCGAAAGCAAGTTTCGGCAGGAATTTGAGTGTTCTTTCGATGCGCCAATTGAGGGGTCATATTATGGAGAAATGCTTAATGAGTTAGAAGAAAAGAAGCATATGCAAGAGATTCCCAGAGAGGAACTAAGCAGAACTTTTACTGCTTGGGACTTGGGTATGGGTGACTCTACATCTATCTGGGTGGCTCAGTTAGTGGGTACTGAAGTCAGACTAATTGACTATTATGAGAATCATGGCGTAGGACTTGACCACTACGTTAAGTGGATTAAGGATAACGATTACTCAAAAGCAGAGCATATTCTGCCCCATGACGTTAGGGTTAGAGAGTTAGGCACAGGTAAAAGCAGACTAGAAATGCTTGAGGACTCAGGACTAGAAGTCAAAATAACCCCAAGGATGGGACTAGACGATGGCATCCAAGCGGTAAGACGACTGCTGCCAAGGTGCTGGTTTAATGTTCCTAAAGTGCAGAATGGCTTGAACTGCCTGAGAAACTACCGCAGAGACTACGATGAGAAGCGTAAGATTTTCTATGAAAGACCACTACACGATTGGTCTAGTCATGGCTCTGATTCTTTCCGTTACTTAGCCCTTGGATTGGATGAAGGTCATTCAACGTGGTCTAAGCCTATTAACCAAACTCCGAAGTGGATAGTGTGATGTATGTACAAATGCAGGGTGTAAATCTAGCACCTAAAGTAAAAGAACTTGAAAAGCGTATCGAAATGCTTGAAAATGTGGTAAATGAGTTAAAATTGGACAAACCCAGAATGGGACGCCCTCCAAAGGACAAGCATGGCACAGAACGAGTTAATGTCGATAATCCAAGCAGAGATTGACGATGCAATTGGATTTATTGAAAGCGAAACTGTTGAGCAGCGCAAACAGGCTCTGGAGGCTTATCTACGACAGCCATATGGTAATGAGGTTGAGGGTAAGTCTCAAATCGTTACTGGAGAAGTTGCGGAAGCGATAGATGGTGCGCTACCTAGCTTAGTCCGTATCTTTACAGGCTCAGACAATATCGTAGTCTTTGAGCCACAAGGCCCGAAAGATGAAGCCTCCGCAAAACAGGCCACAGACTACTGTAATTGGGTCTTTACCAGAGACAACGAAGGCGTGTCCATTCTCCATGATTGGTTCAAGGACGCTTTGCTTCAGAAAAATGGAATTCTGAAAGCGTACTGGGAAGATAAAGAAGACATTACTAAAGAGCGTTACTTTGACTTGTCTAACGATGAGTTAGCAATGCTGATGAGTGATGAGAGCATGGAGATTGTCGAGCAAGATACGACAGAGTTTCCAATTATTGACCCAATGGGTCAGCCAGTTATAGACCCTATGGGTATGCCTGTGATGGGTGCTACACATAACGTAGTTGTCCAACAAAAGAAAAAGTCAGGCAAAGTCACGATTGAGAACGTTCCTCCAGAGGAGTTCTTGATTAGCAAGAAGGCTAGGACTATTGCTGATAGTCCATTCGTAGCCCATCGTCAGATGTTGACTCGTAGCACCTTGGTTGCTATGGGTTTTAACAAGAAGCAGGTAGAAGGCTTGCAGATGGGTGATGCACTAGCGTACACACCAGAGCGTGTGGCTCGTTTCTCTGCTGGTGAGCAACCTTACCAAGTTCAGACAGATGACCCCTCAATGCAAGAGATTGAGGTCTTTGAGTGCTATGTCAAAACTGATATAGATGGCAAAGGCATTGCTTCATTAGTTCAAGTGTTCTACGCTTCTAACGAGATTCTTGAGGATGCCAAGGGTAAGGAAATGATTGAGGAAGTTGATTACGTTCCTTTCCACTCAATCTGTCCTATCCCAATTCCGCATAAGTTCTTTGGTAACTCGTTAGCTGACAGAACAGTTGACCTACAGTTAATCAAGACCACTATCACTCGTCAGATGTTGGATAACTTATATCTGACAAACAATGCTCGTGTAGTTGCAGTTGAGGGTCAGGTAAACCTTGATGACTTGCTGACTTCTACTGCTGGTGGTGTGATTCGTGCCAAGTCACAAGGTGCTGTTTCTCAATTGGTTGTTCAGAACGTGGCTGCACAGGCTTTCCCAATGCTTCAGTATCTGGACACAATTCAGTCTAAGCGTACAGGCGTGTCTGATGCTTCACAAGGGCTAGACCCATCTGTATTGCAGAACGTGACTGCTGCTGCGGTAGCTTCAATGCAACAAGCTGGCGCAGGTAAGATTGAACTAATGGCTCGAATCTTTGCTGAGACAGGCGTTAAGTCTTTGTTTAAGGGTATTTTGCACTTACTCTGCAAGTACCAAGACAAGGCTCGTTTGGTTCGTATGCGTGGCGAGTTCGTAGAGTTTGACCCTCGTACATGGGCTAACCAATATGATGTTTCTATCAACGTAGGTCTAGGTGCTGGTAACCGACAAGAGCAGATGGCTATGTTGTCGATGGTTCTTGCTAAACAAGAGCAGTTGATTGCTCAGTACGGCCCTGCTAATCCTTACGTTTCACCTGCTCAGTATCGTGGCACATTGGGACGCATGGTAGAGATTGCAGGGTTTAAGGATTCTGCTGAGTTCTACAAAGCTATTACACCAGAGCAAGACCAGATGCTCTCTAATCCTCCTCCACAAGAGCAACAGATGCCTCCAGAGGTTCAAGCAATCATGGCTAGAACACAGGCTGAGATACAAGCTAACCAAGCCAAGGCACAAGCTGACATTCAGTTGAAGCAACAGCAACAACAGATTGATATGGAGATGGCACAACAAAAGGCTGTTCTTGAAATGCAGATGATGCGTGAGAAAGAAGCTGCTAAGTTGCAATTAGAGCGTGAGAAACAACAGGCTTACTTTGCTATGAAGCAACAAGAGTTTGAAGCTGAAGCACAATTGAAAGCAATGAAGATTGGTGCTGGCATTACATCCAACGTAGAGATTAGAGGTTAATCATGGCTACTACACCCGCATACTTTGCACAAAACCCAGATGTTGCTCAAGCATATAAAGAAAACACCTATGGTTTAACACCACAAGAGTTTGCTGATACTCACTTTGCACTTTATGGACAAACAGAGCAAAGGGCTGCGCCTGTAGCTGCGGTTACTCCTACTGTTCTTTCTAACGTAATTGATACTATTGGCTATAATACAGTTACAACAACTGCTGCATTACCTGCATACTTTGCACAAAATCCAGATGTGGCTGCTGCATATAAGGTAAATACTTATGGCTTAACGCCAGAACAGTATGCTGCTGAACATTACAAACTTTATGGTGGGAAAGAGCAAAGGGCAAACCCAACAGCCGTTACTGCAATTACAAGTGGTGACTTATCCTCATTGCCAAAATACTTTCAGCAAAACCCTGATGTTGCTAAAAGTTATTTAACAAACACTTATGGTTTAACTCCAGACCAATTTGCAGCTAAACACTATGAATTGTATGGAATGAAAGAACAGCGTGTTTCTCCAACAGGCGCAGCACCAATAATTCCTAAAGCAGTAACACCTGTAACACCAACTACTCCTGTAAGCCCAACTGGTGTTACTACACCAACAACACAAGTAGGACAATTTAGGGAGTTGTTTCCGTCATTTGCGGAATCAAAGCGGGTAGCTAGTGAGATGGTTGCTAATCGTCCATCTATGCAAAGTATTATTTCAATGATTCAAGGCGGTAAGCCTAATGAATTAAATACTTCTAATATTTTAGGTGGTCAATTACCAGCTTACTTTACGCAAAATCCCGATGTTGCTGCCGCATATAAATTAAATACTTATGGTTTGACACCCGAGCAATTTGCTTTAACACATTACCAAAAGTTTGGAAAAGACGAACAAAGAGTTGCGCCAACAACATTCACGCCAGTAACGCAGGTAGTTAATCCTATAACCACAGGTGCGAATCTTCCATACTTCCAAGCAAATCCTGATGTAGCCGCTTCTTATTTGACAAACAACTATGGGTTAACTCCTGAGCAGTTTGCAGCTACACACTATCAAAAGTTTGGACAAAATGAGCAACGAGTTTCACCTACTGGTGTTGCACCAGTTACGCAAACTGTTAGTGGATTGCCATCTTACTTTACACAGAATCCTGATGTAGCTGCTGCGTATGCAGCAAATAACTATGGTTTAAGCCCAACAGATTTTGCAGCTACTCATTTCAACTTGTATGGTCAAGCAGAACAGAGAGCCGCACCCACAAGTTTAGCTAATGTAATAAACACAATTGCTAAGTGAGACTAATATGACTTACGATGAACTGCGTGAACTTGTATCTGGGTATAGCCCACAGAGTGCTTCTTATGAGGATATTATTTCTGGTATCCAAAGCCAGTACACACCACAGACTGCGTTTGCGCCTACAAGGTCATTGCTAGACTCTATGGGCGCGTTAGTGCCTGACCAACCAAGAATTGCTTATGGTTCGTTGCTACAAGCACAACCTAGAAAACTTCCTGAAAAGTTTGACATTTCTAAGTACATGACAAAGACGGAAGACGGCACAACTACTGACATTACAGGTGGTGATGGTGGTGGTAGTGATGGTGCTTCAACTACTGGAAATACTGGTTTTACAATTGGCCCTGATGGTCTAGCGGTAGCAAACACAGTAAACCAAGGTTTAGCTACAGTTATCGGGATGATTACCAATACCCCACTTGGATTAGTTACATCTCAAATGAACGCAGCAAATACTGCCGCAGCTAATGCAGCTAATGCAGCAATGGCACAAGCAGACGTAGATAGCACAGCTACTACTGGACAAACAGCAACGTCTGGCCCAACTGGTACAGGCGCAGCAGCAGCAGCCGCAGGAACAGCCGCAGCCGCAGCCGCTACCGCAGCAGGAATGTCTGCCGATGCCGCAGCCGCAGCAGGTCAAGCAGCCGCAGATGCCTCAATTGGTGGTGCTTCAGCCGCAGCAGCAGCCGCAGCAGGTGCAGCCGCAGCAGCCGCAGCAGATGGTGGTGGGGTGTCAGGCATTGGCGCAGACGGAATTGGATTTGCTAATGGTGGCATGGTTACTATGAACAGATT